GTCCTCACCCTACTCGGATGGAAAAAGAAAGGTCATAATATATTCAGACGGTGGTACATAGACGGTCGTATCTACTATCATAAATTAATCGATGAGAAATCTCCCCGTAAGGGAATAACGGAAGTACGTTATATCGATCCGAAGTTTATTAAGAAGGTTCGTCAAGTAGAAAAAGAACAACCAAATCCTCGTACTCCTAATCTTGTTAAGAAAGTTGAGGAGTGGTTCTTATATAATGAGGCAGGGGTGTATCCGGTCTTTGGAACATCTTCTTCAGCTGGTGGCCAAGGAGAAGGTATTAGAATTTCTCCTGACGCTATCGTATATGTAACGTCTGGTATCTATAATCCTACGACGAATCAAGTCTACGGACATCTACAGAAAGCAATCAAACCAACTAATCAGTTGAGGATGATTGAAGATTCTGTAGTGATCTATCGTATATCTCGAGCGCCTGAAAGACGAATTTTTTACATCGACGTGGGTAATTTACCGAAGCCTAAGGCAGAAGCTTACCTTAAAGATGTGATGACTCGTTATCGTAACAAGTTGGTGTACGATGCTTCTACGGGCGAAGTTAAAGATGACCGAAATCAGATGTCTATGTTGGAAGATTTCTGGTTGCCTAGACGAGAAGGTGGTAGAGGTACAGAGATTACTACCTTGGGTGGTGGACAGAACTTGGGTGAACTGGAAGACGTAAAGTATTTTCAAAAGAAACTTTATAAGTCACTTAATATTCCCATCTCTCGTTTAGAGTCAGAGGGTGGTTTTAATCTAGGTCGATCAACAGAGATCACCAGAGATGAAATTAAGTTTGGTAAATTCATTCAACGTCTGCGTAAGAGATTTTCAGAACTTTTCCAAGACTTACTCAAAACACAGTTAATACTCAAAGGTATTATCACTATTGATGATTGGGAAAAGGTTAAAGAATTTGTTGTTTATGATTATCAAGATGATAACCATTTCTTTGAACTCAAGGATATGGAACTTCTTAAAGAAAGGATTGAAGCTCTTACTACAGTAAACGAATTCGTGGGAACATACTATTCAGTGGAGTATGTCCGACGTTATATTCTGCAGCAATCGGATACTGAAATCGAACAGATTGATAAACAGATTGAAGATGAGAAGAAGAAGGGAGTCATGGGACCCGAAGCTGGAGCCGAACCAGGTGAGCCAGTAGGTATGGGTATGATGGGAATGCCAGGTGGTAATGGGGGATTTCCCACTGGAGATAATGTACCTGGTGGTGATGAGTTTCAATCGTCTCCTGATCAAGAGTATACCGGTTCGGGGCTTTAAATTTTATAAATATTAGAGGAAACTAATAATGGCAAAAAACATTAAACAAATGATTAATAAGGTAGGCGAGGGTGATTTTGCTGCGGCGGAAGTTGCATTTGATGCTGCTCTTGAAGTAAGACGAGCAGAACAGATCGCCAATTATAAAACGAACATTGCACAGAATTCATTTCAGCCACCGGAGCCACATCCCGGTCAAGATACAGGAATTACAGGAGCACCCGATGAGATTGGTGAGGGATTGGGAGATATCGAATTTAACCGCCTTAAAGGACAACAGGCACGCCGGCAGAAAGAGGCGGCCCGAAAGGCAGAACGGGAAGCCAAGAGAGCTAAAAAATGAAACTAATATCTGAATCAATCGAAGAGGTTGAATACCTATTTGAAGAAGATGAGGCCACAGGTAATAAGAATTATAAAATACGTGGTCCATTCTTACAAGCCGAGGTTAAGAATAGGAACGGTAGAATATATCCCCTTCCTATTTTAGAAAAAGAAGTAGCCAGGTATAATAAAGAATACATCCAGAAGAACAGGGCGTTTGGTGAACTCGGCCATCCAGACGGTCCCACAGTAAATCTCGAAAGAGTATCTCATATGATTACATCATTGCATCCTGATGGAAAAAATTTTATCGGTGAAGCAAAGATTATGGATACACCGTACGGGAAAATTGTAAAGAATCTCATAGACGAAGGTGCTAAACTTGGAGTTTCGTCCCGAGGTATGGGTTCCTTGGAACCACGGCGAGGAGTAAATTTCGTTAAAGATGACTTTTATCTTGCTACTGCTGCAGATATAGTCGCAGATCCATCCGCACCCAATGCTTTCGTAGAAGGAATTATGGAAGGTAAAGAGTGGATATGGGATAATGGTGCTGTTAAGGAGATGGATATTGTAGCATATAGAAAAGAATTAGATAGGAAACAAGAGTTTGCGCAGGCCAGAGAAGAAAAGAATGCGCAAATCTTTGAAAACTTCTTGTCAAAATTATGAATATTATAAATAACTTATATATTGGAAAAAAAAGGGAGTACTCCAAATGACAGATATAAACCAAGAACTAGAACAGATTGCTGCAGAAGTATTTGTAGATGAATCTGATCTAGACGAAGCTTTGGATACAAAGGGTGATCCAAGAGCTCCCATGAAAGGTGCGGCCCCTGCGCAGAAAGAAGGTAAGATATCTTCTGGTACGCCAGGTGGTGAGACACAAGACATGGGACCTGCGGTTGTTTCTCCTGATGCTCCTTCCGATCCTGGTGTTGCTGCTGAAAAGAAAGCAAAGAAGGCTACACCGCCTGGTAAGTCTGGTGGTAAAGGTTTAACTTCAAGTGCTTCTGGTAAAACAGTAGCTCCGACTTCGATGGATGGTGAAGTAGGAGATAAGCTAAGAGGAGAAGAAGTAGAGATGGAAGGTATTGATCCGGAAGAGACCAACTTGAAAGCTGCTCGCAAAGCTGAAAAGAAACGAGCGGATAAGGGTGGTGAAGATGAGGAAGAGGAAGAAGATCAAGACGATCTAGATAAAGATGACGAGGAAGAGGCAACTCGTAGTAAGAAGAAGCCTACTGCTGAGGAAATCGAAGAAGTCCAAATCACTGTAGACGAGAGAGTTGCCGCTATGGATCTTTCTGACGATGTACAAGCTCTCACTGGAGGCGAAGGTCTTTCTGAGGAATTTAAGCAGAAGGCAGCTACAATTTTTGAAGCGGCTGTAAAAGCGAAGATTCGTGTAGAACTAGAACGCCTTGAGGAAGAGTATGCTGAAGCTTTTGAACAATCAATGGATGAAGCTAAAGCAGAACTAACCGATAAAGTTGACAATTATCTTACATATGTTGTCGATGAGTGGATGCAAAAGAATGAAGTTGCTCTTGAACATCAACTCAAATCAGAAATTGCTGAGAGTTTTATTGCAGATTTGCGTGGGCTGTTTGAAAAGCACGACATCACTGTACCTGACGATCAGTTTGATCTTCTTGATGCAGCTGCCGAGAAGGCGGGTGAGCTGGAAGAGAAATTGAATGAAACCATTGAAAAGAATATTGAATTGACAACGAGGGTTGGTGAACTCGAGCAACATGAGATTCTTTTAGATGTGGCTTCTGATCTCGCAGATACAGAAGTAGAGAAGTTTGCAGAACTGGCAGAAACAGTTGAATACGAAAACTCTGACGATTATCGTACAAAGTTGGAGACGATCAAGGATTCTTACTTTCCGAAAGTTCAAATTACTGAAGATGTAGAGGCAGCACCTACACAAGAAAATTATGAAGATGTTAGTGACTCAATGGCTGCTTATATGACTGCGATTGGCAAGGCTGAAATCCGTGCCACAGGAACGCAGAATTAAGTTTTATATAAATATATAAAAAGGGAGAAAAACAAAATGTTTCAAACTGAACACCTACAGGAAAAATGGCAGCCAGTCCTAGAACATCCTGATCTTCCCGAGATTAAGGATCCATATCGACGTGCTGTTACTACTGTAATTTTAGAAAACCAGGAGAAGGCGATGATGGAGGACAGAAGTTTCCTCTCAGAAGCTGCTCCTACAACAAACACCGGCGGTGTATCGAATTGGGATCCGATCCTAATTTCGCTCGTCCGTCGTGCGATGCCTTCGCTTATTGCTTATGACATCTGTGGCGTCCAGCCAATGACTGGTCCTACAGGTCTAATCTTTGCGATGAAGGCGACGTATCGTTCACAAACTATTTCTGGTACTCAAGCACCTTCATATAACGAAGCTCTGTTTAACGAAGCTGATTCGTTCTTCAGTTCTCGTAATGCAGCTGGTGCATTCCCAGGACAGTCAAAAACAGAAGTGTTGAAGGCTATCTCTGATGCCAACTTCACAAGAGGCCAGGGTATGACAACTGGTCTTGCTGAAGCCCTCGGCGACAGTGGTGCAAATGCTTTTGCTCAGATGTCATTCACCATTGAGAAAGCGACTGTGACCGCTCGGTCCAGAGCCCTCAAAGCTGAATACACGATGGAACTCGCTCAAGACTTGAAAGCGATCCACGGTTTGGATGCAGAGACAGAACTAGCAAATATTCTGTCTGCTGAAATCCTTGCTGAGATCAACCGTGAAGTAGTCCGTACTATCTATGTGAATGCTCGCATGGGTGCCCAGACGAACACCACAACTGCTGGTATTTTCGATCTGGATACAGACTCCAACGGTAGATGGTCTGTTGAGAAATTCAAGGGATTGATGTTCTCGATGGAGCGTGATGCTAATGCAGTAGCGAGAGACACACGACGTGGTAAAGGTAACATTATGATTTGTTCTGCTGATGTTGCTTCCGCCATGACGATGGCTGGTCTGCTTGACTATCAATCTGCTCTTCAGGATAACCTGAACGTAGATTCGACAGGCAACACTTTTGCCGGCGTACTAAACGGCCGACTTAAAGTATACGTTGATCCGTATATGAATATGGTTGTTCCGTATACTGCGTCCGTAACAGGTGCGACTGGTGCCACAGCGGCTCAGTACTATGTTGTTGGTTATAAGGGTACATCCCCTTACGATGCTGGCTTATTTTATTGCCCATACGTGCCATTGCAGATGGTCCGTGCGGTCGGTGAGAATAGCTTCCAACCGAAGATTGGTTTCAAGACTCGGTATGGCTTGTCCCGTAATCCGTTTGCAGAATCAACGGCCGCCTTCTCAGGTGCGGACACAGCAGGTGCAGCTAACTCTAACGTGTACTACCGTAGAGCGCAGGTCAATAACCTGATGTAAGAAGTAATCTACAAAAAGCATCCGCCATAATACAATTATAAGAGATGCACTTTTGGAACGCCCCTTCCACCGCAGGGGCGTTTTTTTATGCTCAAGGTTTATATAAATAGTATTGAAGAGGAGTTATTGTAAAAGGGGAGAGTAAACTCCAGCCCACAAGGAGAAAGAATTATGGCTATTACAGCTACACAACAAATTACTGATACTAGATATCGGACTGCTGTAAAATGGATCAGTGATGCAGCAGCTAACACAGGTGTTACTATATTAAATGTTTCTGATTTAGTAGGACACCAAACAGGTGGATTAGTAAATATTGCAAAAATTTATTGGACATCTTCTGCACCGTCAGGTGGATTAGATATTATTTGGGATGGAGGAAGCGCTTCTAATGTGACAGCATTTATTTGTGAAGGAACTAGTGGCACATATGGTTATATGCCAGGACAACCTGCAATTTCTAATAATTCTCTTACGGCTGGAACTGATGCTGGAGATGTTTTAATAACTAATGCATCAGCAACTTTTACTTTAGTTATAGAGTTTCATAAAGTACCTGATGCGCAAGGTAATGGCTGGCATGCTGGATTAAATTTGGCATAAGATATGGCTGAAAGTACTCCTAGCCTTCCTCTTACAGGTAGTCAAAGTGCGACGGCTCGTCAACCTACGGAATTTAATTATTCACAGCAAAATCAATTTAGGGTATATCTTGGTCTATTTCCCAAGACGGAATGGTTTGTAGTACGAGCAAATATACCTGGTGTAACCCTGGGCCAAGGGGTCCAGGCTACACGTTTAATTGATATGCCAATAGTGGGTGATAAGTTAACCTATGATAATTTTTATATGACTTTCATAGTAGATGAAAAATTAGAAAATTATAGGGAACTTCACAATTGGATGATAAATATTGGATTTCCGGAAAGTTACTCACAATTTGATAGTTCCATCAGACCAGATGGGACTGTTAGACCTACTGGACAAACAACTGATGCAAGAGTTTCGGGGTTTGGAAAAGTATCTGATAGAGATTTGTATAGTGATATTACTTTGTATATATTAAGTAGTAAAAATAATCCAGTAGTTAATATACAAATGTTTGAATCTTTTCCAGTATCGCTAACGAATATAGAATATTCTCAGCAAGAATCGGATACTACTTATGCCGAATGTACTGTAACATTTGCTTATTCATTTTTTACAATGACAGCTGTATAAATAATTTTGAGAGGGTAGTTAAGACAATCTGGATTAGGAAGGTTATCTTCCCACAATTTAGTGGAAGCATATTTAGTAAATAGGTAAGGGCAAGATTGAACACTGGCTACTTTCTCGCTTTTATAAGGTGAAATATATTATGGATTTAAATGAATTACAGAATGATGTAGAACGTGATTTGAAAATAGATGATACTGAATTAGATTTGGAGAGTATAAGAACTCCCCAACTACATAACAAGTATCTAAAACATTATACAAAATATTCTTTACAGTTGAAGAAGGCTCAAGATAATTATAAAGAATTGTATAAAGAAAAATGGGAATACTATACAGGTAAAGCTTCACCTGATACATATAGAGAGAAACCTTTTGATATAAAGGTACTCAAAT